GGGGGCAACACCTTTTACTTACCTCCCTTAAACCTTAAATCTATTACCGATAGCGTTTGTTCCTAAACATACAGTTGTTTAGTGTTAAACTTTAAGAATTACTTTTACAAATTACATTTAGGTAGCCAAAAAAAATAATTACTTGAATTTAAAATATTTGTTTTAAATTTGCTAACAAATGAACGATAATTTTTCATCAACATTTGTAGGAGGTTTTCAACCAAGTCAAGTTTTACCAAACGATGATTGGAATGACGAGAAATACAAAGAAAATATAAGGTGGATATTGCAAAACAATTACAATATGCCTATTATGACATCACAACTTTTAGGTGCTGATGGCAACGACCCTTACGTTGGGCTAAACACAAGGTTTAACGACCAATTTGTATTTGCACTTCGCTACCTTAACGGTACACAATACCACACTCAATACGAATGGGCTTCAAAAGACGCTTTAAATAACAACACCCAAATTCCTATGTGGAGGGGATTAGATATTTATAAGATGTTTAATTATTTCGATGGTAAACTAAGAAACTTTTTAACACCAATTACAAAAGTAATTCAATGTAACGGTGCTACTGAAAATATAATTGCTAAAAAACTTTTAAAAGCCGATGTAATTAAAAGAATAGTAGCTGCAAATGAATTTATTAAAAGCGAAAAACTTTTAGAAGGCATTGCATTACAAACTGATGACGCATTAGATTTAGAAGATGACGAAGCGGTAGAAACCTATTTACAAAGTTTTCAAGACGCTACCGAAGCTGGATATAGAAATTTTGCTTTAGACTTTTTATACAAGAATAAGTTTAAAGATATGTTCCTTAAATGTGGTGCTTATAACTTTGCAGGAGGTAGATGCCAAATAAAAGTTTACGAAGTAAAAGGACAAGTACAAGCAAGAATTATTGAACCACCATATTCAATAATTGACATGAGTAAAAACGAAGACCATCACTTTAACGATGATTTTGGTGGGGAGTTTAGACCCTATACAATACCCGAAATACAAACAAGGTTTGACTTTACCAAAGAAGAACTTTTAGACCTTGAAAACATAGCTAAAACAGGAACAGGAAACGAATACGCTTGGATTAACCTTAATTGGGTATCTAACGTAAATAACGTTCCTAAAGTTTGGGTTGCTGACGTACAATGGCGTAGTACTACTACTATTGATGGCGTTATTGTAGAATGTATTAGAGAAGGACAATTAATAGCTAATAAATACATTAAAAACGCACGAATAGCGCAAGATAGTATTGCAGATAAGTTTAATCCTTCTTCAAAAGTATTAGATTTTATTACCTATACACCACGTACAATGCTTGGTTCTAACATGGGAATAGTAATGACAGTTCATAGAATACAAGATATGAAAGATGGTATTACTACCTTAATGCAAGGGATTTTAGCAAGGGCAATGGGTACTGTTTTAATGATTGATGAAAGTCAAATGCCCGATTTACTTAAAGCACCCGATTTTGTGGCGCAATTAAAGCAAATTGGTATTGCAGTTACAAACAAAGCTAATATTGATAGAGAAGTTGCGGATGGCAGACCAGTAGAGGTTATAGACCTTTCTGTAAACCCAAGTATTCAATACTATTTACAACAAGTTCAATATTGGGATGGCGTACTTGCCGATATTATGAATATTCCTAATGTTACTCGTACAGGAGGACAAGGATATACTTCCGAAGCACAAATTATAAATACTAATAACGGTTCTGAAATAGGTACACAATGGATTTATGAAGGTATTTTAGAATTTACCTTAAACGTTGTTGACGTTGCAGTTCGTAAAAAAAGAATATTAGCAGCTAAAAAAGGTGCTGATGTAGCACTTCAAGTAGGAGATACTTTTGCTCAATTACTTAAAAGTAAAGACATTCAAGATATGCTTGAAGACGAATATTTCCTTTATTTTAACTATAATAATAATTTAACAGAAAAAGTTAAGGAGGTTACAAGTCAAATGGCAGTTCAAGAAGCAAGTATCAACCCCGATGCTATGCTTAAATACATTAACATACAAAAAGCTAATACACTTGATGAAGTAGAAATGTTCCTTAAAAAAGAACGTAGAAGAAGAGAGAAAATGGAAATGGCTAAGATGGAAGCAGATAGAGCAGCAGCAGAAAGAAATGCTACTATTAACGCTAATGCCATGCAAAATAATACCGCAATGCAATCAGCTACTACTTTAGATAAGGCTGAAATGGATAATGAAGCTGCTTTGGAACAGCAACTTTTACAACAAGAACAAACAAACATAAATCAATAAAACAAACAAACAATGAAAAGAACATTAACGTTACAAACAAAATTCCCTTCGGAAAATCCGCAAAAGGTAAGGATGTTTACTGAAAAAAGAGGAAACCCACAAAAAGGGGAAGCACAAACTACTGAATGTATTATAAGCCAATCAGGGGTTTATATGAAAATTAATTACTTACCTGCGGTTGAAGAGCCTTCACGTAAAGAAATTGTTGACGTAAACATTGACAATCCTATTACAAGTGGAAATAGAAAAGTTTATAATGCTACCTTCTTTTATTACGACACGCTTAAAGAAGCTGCCGAAAATGGTATTAGCGAAACTCAAAATAAAAACAGTAAACTTTTAGTTGAGTTTTTAAAAGAACATTCAGAAATTAGTGTTCCAGATAAAATGGGTGTTAATACTAACAAAAATGTTAAAGCCGATACTTGTCGCTTTGAGTTAATTGATAACACCGAAATATCAGATAATACCGAATCAGAAAACCTTTCAGTAATTGCTGCGGTTAATATGCTTGATTTATGGTATAAAGAAGACCAAGATAAACTTACTTCATTCGCCTATATGTGGGGTGTTAAAGGTTTAACTTCTAAAAAGTATACTGCTAAAGAATTATTTAACATTCTTTTTAAAGAAGTAAACGCTAACATAGAAAAGTTTAAAGAGAAAATTGCTTTTATTGAGGATGAAATTACTGTAAATGTAACTAAAGCTGCTCAAATCAGAAAAGGAAATAACTTTATTTTACCTAACGAAAACGGACATTATATTTATAATAGTGCTGTGGTTGGTAAAGATATTAAAGAAGCTACAATTTATTTTGGTGGTAATCCACAAGAATATACTTTGTTAAAAGCTGATTTAAACATTAAAAGTAGTATGCCTATATTAGAACTTGCTTTGCCACCAGTAGTTGAAGAAAGTGTACCCGAAATAAAGTCTAAACAACTTACTGCCTACGAATTACAAAACCTTGAAAAAATACAAGATAAGCTAAAGGTAAAATTTAGTGATAGAATTTATCGTACTATTGTTGAAAAACAAGATGTTATGGCTGAAAGAGTAAAAGGTAATCAATTTCAGTATTTAGAAGACACTAAATCAACAGAAGGATTATGCTTACAATTGCTTAGTGAAACAGAAGAATTACAGAAAATTATTGGTGGACATCAATGGTTTCTTGCAGAAGTTGAAAGAGTTAAAAGAGAACAAACAAAATTAGAAGCTAAATAATTATGACAAACGACAACGGTATAAACAACTCAGTTACTTCGCAAGAGATATTATCGGCAGTAAAATTTGAACTTGGTATTTTTAATACAAATGACCACGATGCTTATATTTTGCAAGCTATTAATAATAGGCTTAGGGATATGACTAACTTGCTTACCGTTGTTCCTTTGGTTGCTCAATTACAAATTGATTTAGTTACGTTTACTGCTAAGTTACCAGTAAACTTTATGTGGTCTAATGGTGTTAATCCTATAAGAACTTTTACTGACTTGCCTACTAACACGCCTTCGGTTACTGTTAGTCCTGCGTATGTTGGCGATGGGTTTTATAAAGGTAGCCTTTCTACTCCTCTTGGAGCGCAAATACCTCCTCCATATAACTATGTTTACTTTGGAAGCGATACTACCGATACTATGTGTATGATAGCTTTTATGGGTACTAATATTGATGCTAATGGTAGTTTAGTATTACCACGTATTGCCGATAATTACCTTACTAAAGGTGCTTGTGCTGATTGGTGTAGGTCAAGAGGTGATGCAAGTCAAAAGGCTTTGTTTCAGTCTTACGACCTTGAAGCTAAAAAAGCTAAAGCTAAAGTTAGAGGATTCGCTGCTCATTCCGACCCACAAGACCAAAAAAGACTTGCTGAAATTAATAACAAGTTTGCTATTGGTTTGGATAATTTTAGGTTTTATTAATTATTTTAAAATAAAATGTAACTATATTTTAGTTACATTTTATTCATAAAATAATGGAATATTCTTGGCACATAATACTTAACTAACTCCCAAGCTATTATTGTTATTACTACAATTTTTACCATTATAAATCTGTTTTTATAAATTATTTTCCACTACAACCTCCGCACCAATTTCTTTATTTACAAAAGCAAATGCTTGTTCTTGTAGATGTTCCATTAGTTTGTAGCTAAATTCTTCATGCTCTTCTTTAATGTCTTGGTCAATGTTTGGGTCGTTCTTTACCGCTTTGTCAAACAAAAATATGATAGTATCAATTGAGTTGAAATTGTCTTTAAGCATTTTCATTTTCTTTAACACTTGCTTTTTCTGCTCTTTAGTGCTTAAATCATGTATTACTGCCATGTATTCTTTTATGTACTGGCTATAATATTTTACCGCTTTTAAAGTTGCGTGTATTCCTACAAAACAAAAGTTTATTTCAGCCATTATTTGCTGCTTTTCTTCTGCTGTCATTGTTTCTAATCTTTGTTTGTCTATCATTAGTTTATTTTTATAAATTTTAAAAAAAGTTCGTGAAAGTTTACCATTGAATTTAATAGTTTAATCTGTTGCTCCTTTTCTAAGTCGCCCCACTCTATTATTTTATTTTCTTTTTTAAATACCATTCCTACGTAGTCTTTGTCGTCTACTGTAATTGTTGCTTTTATTTTCATAATGTTAAAAATTTAATTGTTGTTTAAAAAGGAGGCTCTGAATTGTCATCAAAAGGCTCGTCTAAGTTTATATTTGATTTTATTTCGTTTTTAAATTCATATTGCATTGGGTCATTTACCCTTATTTTAGCCACTACTCCTTGATTTTGAGTTTCTCTTAGCCAACTTACATTAGGTTCGTTCTGTCCTTCAACAGCATACCTTCCACTTTGTACGCTATATGTTAAGTTTACAGAACCAGTTTTTCCCCAATGGTTAAACTTTACTTTTTGAACTATTAATGTTGTTATGTTTGTGTCAAAGTTTCTATAAACACATAATCCTAAATCCATTTTATTATAAAAGTTTGCAGAACCAGCAATATCGTAAAGAGTAGGTACTTCATACCTTAATCCGTCTTGTGTTTTCTTCATTTTTGTTGGGTGCGCCACTAAAAAACACATTACGTTATTTACTTCACAAAAATCTGCCAATTTATCTAATTGTTTTCCAATATATCCCGTTGTTTCTTCTTTGTGTTCCAACTTATTCCAAGCATCAATAACAAAACAATCAAGTCCTTTTTGTAAAATCAATCCTTTTACACTATTTAAAATACTGTCCAAAGTAAAGTCTTTTTCAGGTTTTATAAACCATGTTTTGTCTTTTGTGTAATTTTTAACTATTTGCAATTCATTAAAACTCATTCTTTGTTCTCCATCCCACCATTTTCCTGTATAAAGCCTTGCAATTTTACTAAAATGAAGTTTAGTAGGTTTGTTTTCGGGAGAATAATATGCTACCTTCCAATTTTCAACAATATTTAATCTTACAAGAAAATCATCTATTAGTGCTGTTTTCCCATGAGAAGGTATCCCCGTAATTCCGCAAATATAGCCTTTATGAAACGATATTAATTCATCTACTTCTGCCATACCAATCTTTGCACCAACAGGTAATCCATTGTAGTAAAAATCATCAATTTCATCACTATAATCTTCAACACTAAAAACACCCTCTAATGGAAACTCAATTTTTTTAGATATGTAATTTTGAATACCTTCATAACCTTCGCTTTGCAAACAATCGTTTGCGTCTTTATGTTCTCCAAAAACTACATAGTCACAATTTTCTTTCCCTAAACGTAAAGCCAAGTCTTCTCTAAGCTGTCTTCCTGCAATATCATTATCGGTTGCAATATGAAACCTTTTTATATGCGATATGCTTTCCAAACTATTGTCAAGGTAGGTTAGGTTATTACTTTTAATAGTTGCTCCATTAGGAACGCTTAAAACGTTAAATATGCCACTTTGCCAAAGAGATAAGCAATCCATTTCTCCTTCCACAATGTAACATTCTTCATAATCTTTAATCATATCTAAGTTAAAAAATATTAATTCAGCGTCTTTTGCCATTTTAAAATTTTTAGCACCATCTCTGTATTTGATATTTATTAGCTCACCATCTCTAAAATATGGAAACAAACAAGTGTTTACTTCTTTTCCTACTTGTGGCATCCATTCTAATTTGTCTACAATTTTAAAATGGTTTAGCGTTTCTTGGTTGATACCTCTTGATAAAAACCACTTTACAAGGTTTTCGCTTGCACCAGTTTTGTTAATTGATTGTGGTTTTTTATATTCTTTTTTTTCCATTTGTTGATATTCGTTAGGTAATCCGCCTTTCCAACCGCAATGATTACAATTAAAAACTCTTTTGTCAAGGTTTACGCTTAAACACTTGTCCTTTTTCTTTTTTCTTGTATGGCTACATTGAGGGCAAAGTGTTACAACTTCACCACTTCTTTTACCATTTGGAATATCTATTCCGTAGTCGCTGTATGTTTTCATTATCGAGGAAATGTTATTTTAAATGTTTCTGCTTGTGTAACTGTTGGTATTTCATCTTCCCACCTTTTTTGATTTAGGTAAGTTGAAGGGTTTGGGTGGTTGTAAGTTGAAAATGGCTTGTACTCTGTAAATCTTTTTATACTGCCTTTTATTTTATCTTTATCTGTTTCTGAAAGTTTATCAAACATTGGCTTACATTTTGTTTTACCCACCTTGTTTGGATATAGTTCCCAAAACTCGTCAAAAGACAAAATACTATTCTTTATTTCTTCACTTCTTTCTTTCTTTCTTTCTTTAATTGGTGTCGTTTGAAATTCATCTGCGTTTCGTTTGCGTTTCATCTGCGTTTCATCTGTGTTTCCAATGTCTTGATAAGTATCATAATTACAGACAGTTAAGTGTGTCGTTATCGTGTCGCTATTTGTGACCACCATGTTCTCACTTTGTAACAAAGTCAGAAACCTCCTTGTTTTACTCTTGTCCCAGCCCCATCGCTTACCCCAACTATCAATAGAAAGTACACTTTCGCCACGTTTTACATTATATACTTTTCCTTTAATTGAAACTTGATTATCTGTATAATTAACAGTTAATAAAATATCATTCCACGCTTCAAGTCTACTAAATATTCTTTTTTCAGTATAAAGCCAATGCGATGTTATGCTCCTATGAATTTTAATCCACCCACTCATATTTTTTCTTGTAACTTTTTTATTAAGTTTTTAACTTGATGTGGTTTTAATTGTATAGAATTAATTTTTGATGGATAGCTATTATCATCTTGTATAAACAAAACAACATTGTCGTCTATGTTTATAATGTCAATATGCTTTTTCTTGTCTGTTGAAAAAATTTTGCTCATATAATTAAAATAGCCCCAATCGGTCAGAGTATCGAAAGGGGCTATAATTAGTTGTGATACTAATTAGTTAGTATCTGTCGTAGCTCTGACCCAACAACAGATATTTTTATGGAGCAAATGTAAATGCTTTTTTATTATATGCAACAAATAAATTAAAATAAATTTTATTAACTTAAAAATCAATTAAATAAAATTTTATACTTGTAAGTATAATACTAAGTAGTATATTTGTACCGAGATTGTTTTTCATATATTAATTAAATGTGTTTTAGTTAAAAAGCTCGTGAGTAATCATGGGCTTTTTTATTTTTAACTTAATTAAATTTTATTAACCTAAAAATCAACGACATAAAATTTTACATTAGTTGTTTAATAATTAAATACTATATTTGTACTCGATATGACAAACGAATTAATAGTATTTGAATTTAACTACGTACTTAACAAACTTAAAAAAGGTGGTGTAGGTACAGGCATTTGCGATTGTTTTAGAGATGGGCTTACCATGAGAAACTTTAGAATATTAAAAGAAATTTTAAAGGAAACCGTTACAAAAAAAAGCGGTTCTATGTGGTGGTTTCCACTTAACGAAGAAGGTTTACAGCAAAGAATTAATACTGTAACCAATATTATTGAAAAATACAAGAGGAATATATTTACCGAAACTATTGAGTGCCAAGAGTGCAAGTCAATTGAATTAGCAAATGTGGAGCAAACATTTCCATTTTACACGTTAATACATAATTGTAGCAACTGCGGTAATATAATTACTGAAAGCGATTGGGTGGTAGTTAAAACTTGTGACAAGCCATTAGTATTAGAAACTGAAACAACTTTTTTAAAATAAATATTATGGAAAACAAAGACTTATTTATAACATACTTCCGAGTAAGTACTGCCAAGCAAGGGGAAAGCGGACTTGGTATTGAAGCACAAATGGAAGCGATAAATAGAATTACAATAACGGGAACTGTTATTGATTCTTTTACCGAAATAGAAAGCGGAAAAAACAATAAAAGAATAAAGCTAAACCAAGCAATAGAAAAATGCAAGGAGCATAACGCAACATTAATAGTAGCTAAACTTGACCGACTTTCAAGAAACGTACACTTTATTTCATCGCTTATGGAATCTAAAGTTAAGTTTAAATGTGCCGACCTACCAGAGTGTGACCCATTTACGATACATCTGTTCGCCTGTATGGCTGAACGTGAGCGTAAACTAATTTCCGAAAGAACAAAAGGTGGCTTACAATCAATAAAGAACCGAATAGCAGCCAATGGCTCTCATGTATCTAAAAATGGAAACGTAATAACAAAATTAGGCAATCCTTATATGCACGATAAGCAAAACGCAAAAACCCAAAGCCAACTAATGTTGTTAAACAGAACTTACGAAAAGAAATCCCCAGTAGGAGAAGAACTTGTAAAAAGTTTATACGCTAACGGTATGCCTGTTAAAGAAATAATAGCTAAACTACCTAAGCTAAATATTAATATTGGTAGAACAACTGTATATAATTACTTGAAGTAATGAAAAACAAAACATCAATAGAACTATTAGAAAATAAACTTAAAAACTTAAAACATTTTTTTAGACTTATGGAAGATTTAGATAAGCAAAATACGGTTGTTGAAGATAATATATTTGAGCAAGCTAAAGAAGCACACAAACAAGAAATAATAGCTGCACATAATCAAGGTTATGCT